TCATCTGGTCAATCTCCGCCTTGAGGTCGTCAATCTTTGCGGACTGCGCGTCCAGCCGGTCAATGATTGCGTCTACTTGGGATCGTGTCATTTATCTCACCCGCGCCAACTGGCTACTCAAACTCGATTGTGGTTTGAAGCTGAATGTGATTGTGATGATCTGCGTGAATGACCCGCGCTCTAGCGTCCAGTCTACCTGCTCAATCCGATACAAGCCGCTCAGACCAAGTTCAGCACACGCAACATCCACCCATTGACCAGGCTCCCATCGCTTGACGAGCGCAAATGTAGATGCGCCCGTTTGCGCGTAGCCTGCGCTAAATCCGTACTGATTGTGTGCCGCAGTCCCTGCTCCACGAATCACGGCGACGCCAGTCAAGAGCGGCTGGTGCGGCTGCAAGAAGAATGACAATCCCGCGTTGTAGGAGTTCGTCTTGTACGCCGACGTCACGCTCGTCTCTGGGATCTCCTCCTCAAACAGCGGCGCGCCCTTTCGCTTTGCAAAGCCGTAGTCTTCGTATGTCTGCGCGTATGGCGTGTAGGCGGTGCCAGCGTTTGCAAGCGGGATGCCTGCCTTTGTTCCTTGATTGTTGAAAGCGATCTCAAGGTTGAATGGGTTGAGCGTTGCTGCGGCTGAGGTCGTGTTCGGGTCGGCCGTCCCAGTCGTGATCAACTTGTACGGAGCGGTCGCATAGGTTGGCTCATTGCCAGCGTCCGCAAGGCTGTAGTTCAGGTTGCCATTGGGGTCCACAAAGTAGCGGCGAGGCTTGCCGTCAATACCCTGGAAGTAGCCTGAGATCTCATCCAAGACGCCGCGAATGGACTGAGCGTCAAGAGAGATTTCATCCTTGTTCAGTTCTCCAGAAGCGCCAACGATGAACGCTGTCCCCTGCGTGTTGAACAGGCGCTGGAACGCAGGGTCTCCGTTCTTGAACTTGTCCACTGCATTGAGGATCGTTGTCACAGCCTCCGTCTCTGTCTTGCTTCGCGCCCCGATCGTCAGCGTCTGGTTGCCGATTGCGCCAGCAGGGGTCATCACGGCTTGGGTGCGAACCTTCGCTTCGGTCAGCGTGAACGTTCCACCTGCGGGGATTGCCGTTCCGACATTGACGACAAGCTGATCGGCTCCCGCACTTGATGGCGACTCGAATGCGCCGTTCACGAGGCTTTGGACTGTTGCGTTGGTGTGCGTGATGCCGCTGATGAATACTGGACCACCGACAAGGAGGTTGCTGCCAGACGGCATCTGGTAGGTAAACGATGACCCTGACACCGTGATGCTCGTCGGCGCAAAGTTGACATTGCCAACCGCGTCCGGATGCGTTGCTGTTCCGCCCTGGTAGTAGGTAAAGGTGTTCCCAACGGCATTTGAGACCACGATTGCGGTGCCGTTGAACTCTGCGATTCCGCCACCGTTGGCAGTACCGATCGTCACCGTCCCGCCATCGGTCAGACCGTGGGATAGGTTTGTCGTGACGGTGACAGTGCCGCCTGAGCGCACAAGGCCGTCAATGGCGATCAGGCGCCGCTGTTGCCCTAGCGAATAGACGAACACCTTCTCAAGAAGGCTGGTCACGTCTTGCATCTGCACGGTAGAGATCACGCCCTGACCTGATCCGTTGAGTCCCGCCGCGACGCTAGAGACCACGCTCGTGAAGTAGACGTCGCTGCCGTCGGCTTCTGGCGTGGTGCCAGTGTTCGCCTTGACAATCCTGATGCGCGTCTGATCTGGGACGAGCGTGTACCACGGACCGTCGCTCGGAACGTCGTCCTGCATAATCTGAATCGAGCTGCTTGCGCCAGAGCCGTCGCCACTGGCGGCAAAGACAAGCGATTCGGTTGGCACATAGAGCGCGCTGTCTTTGGCAGATCCTGAGTAGTTGATCAACGGATTCAGCAGGTCGTAGCTGATGCACGCGGAGCCAGTCGTACCAGTTCCGGCGGTGCCTGCTGAGGTGTAGGTGAACGTGCTTCCTGATGTTGCCGTGATCTGGAAGACGCCATTCATCGAGGTGCCAGACACGCCTGTTGCGCCAGCCATCTGGATGTACGCGCCAGTTGTGATGCCGTGCGGCGCAACCGTTGTGACCGTGACGGTGCCAGAGGTGCGAACCGCCGAGGCGATCGGCGTTAGGTCAATCCACGCCTGAAATGGTGCCGTTGCCACGGTTAGTCAATCCCTGGGATGAACCGACCCGTTGAGGAGTTCGCCTGTCCTCCGAGCCTAAGGTCAATAGTGTCAAGCGTCTGCGTTCCGATGACTACATTCGCACCGATAGGTCCTGTCGGATATGGCGACATTCCGCCGCCGCCGCCTCCGCCACCACCGTAGGCTCCACCGCCTCCTGTAAATGTTGGGAAGGCAGCCTGCTCCCTTGATTTCCCGCCAAGTCGGTCAAGAAGCTTGATTGCCTCGGTCGCCAAGTTGATCAGGAAGGTAATTACCTCGATCACGCCGTTGATGATTCCAAGCAGAAGCTCAAACGCCCCACCAATCGCAGAGACTGCAATTGCGAGCGGACCATCTCCGTCATCCCAAAGTGCAACCACGAGGTCGCCGACTTTGCCGAGTAGTTTGCCAACGTTGTCCGCAAGTTCCTGAATCTTTGGGCTAAGCTTTTCTCCGATCGGTCCGACGACGGCAAGCACAGAGTCAACAAAACCTCCTTTTTCAGTGAGCTTGGCGCCAGCGTCAAAGATGACATCTCCAAGCGTGGTCATCAACTCCTCGGTGATCGGCAAGACATTAGTTGTCAAAAATCCGAGGGCGTCGGTGACGGCTGGAATAAATCGACCGCCGAGCGCGTCCATTTGCTCCCCAAACTCGATCTGAGCAGTCAGCAACTTGCCGCCCACACTGTCAGCAAGTTCTTCCGCAACAGGAAGGAACTTCTCGTTCGCTTGCTTCAGGATGTCGGTGACGGTGGCGCCCTTTTCAATCGGTCCGATCAGCGCAGCAAGTCCACGAGTTGTTCCATTGGCAGCCTTGCCGATCAACCCCATCACGGTCGCCATATCCTTGCCGGTCACGGACGAGATCGCAGCGGCAGTGGCGTTCGCCTTCAACAAGTTGTTCTGACCCTTGAAGAATCGTGAGCCGACCTCTAGCCCAGCGCGAACATCGTCGTCGGTCTTGCCGAATCGCTGGAACGCCTTGATCTGCTCCTCAATCTTTGGACCAATCTTGTCTAGCTCAAAGCCTCGCGCCTTGAGTGCAGCGTTGGTGAGGATGGTTGAACGCTGATCCTCAATCGCACCCTTGACGCTTGCGACCACAAAGCCAGCAAGAGCAGTAGCTGCCACGGCTGCGCCAGCGGCAATCGCCTTGAACGCAGCGCCAGCGGAGGACTGGAGTCGGCCCATTGCCTTGCCGATGTCGCCAATCGGTCCTGTGGCGGCGTCCTTCGCCGCGATGACGAAGTTCGCGGAACGATCAGACCCGAATGCCATTACTCACCTTCTCTTGAACTTCAAGATCGTGGCGCGAAATGCGCCGTTGTTGAAGAATGATTCTACCGTCTTCGCCATCGCCTCCATCGCAGTCTTCTGGTGCGCTTCGTTCTTGGAGACGCGGGTGACGAATGGGTTGGCTGGAACTGCCTTGACTGCCTTCGGCCCGTTCTTAGTCTGGCGCACGCCGCTGATCCCAGAGGTCACAAACCAGCGATACCACGCTCCACCACTTCCACCATCTCGGCTGCGTCCAGCCCTCGGACCGACCACTGCCGCAGGCGTGTTGAACCGTGCGCGGCGTGCAGTGACCGACTTGCGGAGGCGCCCTGGCGTCTTGGTGGTCCTGCCGACTGGAGCCTCTGCCCGCATCGGCTTTACCATCGTCCGAGCTGCGTTCAGGGTCGCAATGCTCAGGAGGCGCTTGTAGGCGCTAGGGTTTGCGCCTTCAAGGAAGCCGAGCTGCAATGCCTTGTAGTTCGAGTCCACGTCAAAGGAGATCGTCAGTCGATCAAGCGAGTTAGCGGCCACGACGCTCCTTTGGCTGTAGGTCGGACATCAGCATCAGTGTACGAAGGAAGTCTCCGCTTTCCCACTCCAGCACTTCGTGCGGTGGGATGTGGAACTTCTCGGCAATGAGGTGTGCCGCGATTAGCGGGTGCGGCGTGAGCGAACGACCCGCCGCCAGCCGCTGGGCGTCGAGTCTTATCGAGGGGGGAGTGCTGCGACTGCCTCCGACCACTTCTCAATCGTCTGCGTCAGTGCGTCCATCGGCGAGTCAATGATGCTCTTCGCCGGCTCGTTGTCGTCGGTGAGGAAGTTGTGCTTGGTGATAAGGCGCTCAATCGCCTTCATCGCGCGCTCCGCCTCACCACTTTGCAGGTCAATAAGAATCCGAGCAGGAACGCCCTCTGCCTTCATCGTGGCTGTCCAGCCGTCAAACGGCGCGGACAGGGTGATCTCAACGGTGCGGAACTGTGGCTTGCTCTGGCTCATCTAGCCTCCTCCTCTGCTACTAGCTTGAACTTACGGCAACGCCGCCAAGTCGCTATTCACGACGATGCGAAGGCTCTTCGCGCTCACCGTGTCGTAGACCAGCGTACCAGTCACGGCCATCGTGGTCAGACCATCTTCGGCGCCAGCCATCTGCTGAACTTCCGTTGGGACGATCATCGCAAGGATGTGTGCCGAGTAGGTGCCGTTGCTCCACGTCAGTCGCACGCCCTTCGGGGTCGCTGCCTGATAAGCGTCGTACCACGTAGAGACTGCGCTCGAGGTGCTGCTTACCGTCATCGTCAACGTTCCAGTGAACGGGTTGCTTTCGCTGTGCGTGCTGAATACGGTCGTGCCTGCAAGGTAGGACTGGCGCGTGATGCCTGCATTGAACTCCAACGAGAAGTCAAGCAGGTACTGGTATGCCGTGCCGTCAGCGGTGCCTGGGAAGGTTGAACCGTGCTGGAAGGCGTTCCAGAGGCGGCCCGACATAAACGGCGAGGTTGGCGTGCCTTCGGCAAGCGTTGCGCTGTTCTTGGCGATCTGCTGCGCGAAGAGCGAGGCGCTGAGGTTCGTCAGTCCGTTGCGGTCTGCCGCAATGGTGATTGACTCTGCGAGGCAGTAGTTGGCCGCGTATGCCTGCGTTCCGTCGGTTGCGATCAACGTGTAAGAGGTCGGCGAGTTCGCCGCTGTCATCGAGTAGTCGTAGTCCCACTCGTATGGCGCAGCGGTGCCTGAAGGCGTATCGGTGCGCGTCATTGAGAGCCAGAGTGGAAGTTCGCCGACGCTTACGGCAGGGACAGTCGCGCTGAGGGTTGGCTCAACGGAGACGATTGTGCCAGTGGATCCGATGAGCGGATTGCGAAGTGCAACAGATCGCTCGGTGCCAAGTTCAATAGTTGTTCCATTGCTGATCACGCCAGTTGGCGTCACAAGCAGCTTGCGGCCGCCGCTGGTCAGCGTTGGGATAGTTCCAGGGGTCGCCTCCTTGAAGGCGACCAGTTTGCTGAACAGGACGTTTCCTGCGGATGCGGCTGGCATTAGTCGTTCTCCTTGTCTTCAGCCGCAGTCGCGGCACGCTTGGCGATTCCTGCTGCGATCCAAGCCTCTGCCTGAACCACAGGTGCGCTGATGATACTACCGTCCGACGGCAGACCAGCCACGAACTCTCCCTGTGGGATTGAGCCTGGCACGAACTGCACGTCAATGTGGCTGATCACTGGATAGGTCAGAGGCTTCTTCAGGTCAGGCACTGGTGGCAATCGCCTCCACGCTTGAGACTTCAACCGTTGCCGTGATAGTCAGGAAGTCTGCGTCGCCCCACGTATCGGTGCCGATGTTGGTGGAGGTCACGCTTGCCTGCGCCACCCCACTCGCATTGTCTAGCGTCACGCCGTCAATAAAGGCGTCACGCAGCCACGTTCGCCACGTCATCAAGTCCTCATATTTGCGCGCGAGGTCAGCCTGCGGGGTCAGATAAATCACAACATTCAACGTCAGCGTGATTTGGCGATTTGAGGCGCCGTAGGCAATCGTGTCGTCGCCTGGGATAATCACGGCAGCAGGAGCGACAGCGATGTTGTCTGGCGGGTAGGCGTGAACCTTGCGAAGCGCATAGCCGACTGGCGAAGGCCTGCTTTCAAGATGCTCGCGCACAGCCTCGATCACGGTCTTGTCTGCAAAGCTCATCTGAGTAGCGTCGCAATCTCTTCTTCAGTTAGTCCAAGCGCGGCAAGTTTTGCGCCAGCACTGACCTTATTCGGATCCTCTGATGGGAGGACTAGCGGTTCTGGTGCAATCCATTGCCCATCAACTTTTCGCCATCCAATGCCAATGTGGTCTTCTGCCTGCTCAATGACGGCACCGTCTGGCGCGATCCATTCTGATTCACCATCCCATACAACAACGTTCGTAACCAGATCGTTTTCAATTACAAGGTATCGGTTCATCCAATCACCCACACTCTCACGCGGCCGTTGCCGCCAACTCCACCAGCGCCAGATGTTGATCCGTTTCTTGCGCCACCGCCACCACCACCGCCGCAGCCAAAGTCTCCTGCTGCGCCTGCGCCGCCGGTTCCACTCGCGTGACCGCCGCCTCCACCGCCAGCAGATGAACTTGCAGTTCCCCCTGCACCGCCAGTTGCAGTTCCAGCAGCGCCACCGTTTCCGACGGTATAGCGGCCACTATAGGAAGCAGCCTGATGTGATGAGTAGTCTCCATACCTCTTGCCTCCTGGCTGACCGGCGCTCGCCGTGTTTGAGGCGTTGACATTGCCGCCTGCTCCACCGCCAGCTCCAACAACACCAGAGTTTCCACCAGCAGATGGCGTGTCACTAAATCCGCAAATTCCACCCATTATCCATCGCGGCTGAAGGTTTCCAGATCCTGCGCCGGTGAAAATTAGCGATGCGGTTCCTCCGACACCTTGTGTTGTTTGAGGAACAACATCATCTACTGCCATAAAAGAGTTCATTATCATTGGCTGCGTTTTTGCGCCAGTATTTCGTCCAAAATTCAATGCGCCAAACGACGTCACTCCACCAACGCCACCCGCTCCGCCTGCTGCCGTATTTGCGCTTGTCGCCGTACCGGCAGCACCACCTGCGCCAATGGTGACGCTTACCGTGCCGCCAGCAGTTCCGATGTCGGTCATCAAGTAATTGAAGAGGCCATACGATCCTCCGCTTCCGCCATCTCCTCCAACGGCGGCTGTGCCAGCGCCACGAGTGCTACCGCCAGATCCTCCGCCGCCAGGATTTAGCACTTCAAGAATTACAATGGCACTTCCAGATGCGGATGCTGGAATGACGAACGAGCCGTTCCCAGTGAACTCCTGGTACTTGAGGATGCCGCCGCCTGCAGAAATCGTTGTCCACGCAGGGATGCCTGCCGTGACGCCCAAGACTTGACCAGCGGTTCCAACGCCGAGTCGAGCAACGGTTGCGCTACCACTTGCATAGAGCAAGTCGCCAGCGGTGGTGACGGTGTTCTTCGGAATCGCGGTTCCAGCCAAGTCGTAGGCTGACTTGACGCTGTTGGGCGTGGCTGCGGTCGTGGTGCTTGTGCTGCTCGTGGAGTCCGTGAGCGTTGTGACGCCGTAAACGTCGCCAATTGCGGCAGTGCCTGGAACTACTGGGGTTGTCCACTCAGTGTTGTAGTCAGTGGCGTTGATCTTGGAGAGGACCTGCCCTGCAGTCCCGCCGACCGGCACGCCAGTTCCTGCAGGTCCTGTGAAGTCAAAGACAGCCGCTGATGAAGAGCCTGTGTTGGTGACTGCAACTGCGGTGCCTTGCGTGACGTTGCCTACGGCGATGGTTGCCGCTGAGCCTGCCGCGCCAGTGGCGCCAGTTGCTCCAGCAGGACCAGTGTCGCCAGTGTCACCCTTGACGAGTACGAAGTCAAAGACTGCAGCGGAACTTGATCCACTGTTGGTTACTGCAACGGCAGTCCCTTGTGTGACCGTTCCAACAGAAATGGTGGCGGCAGAACCTGCGGCTCCAGTGGCACCAGTGGCGCCTGTCGCTCCGGTGTTCCCAGTGTCGCCCTTATCGCCCTTGTCGCCTTTGACAAGTACGAAGTCAAAGATGGCAGCGGACGATGAGCCAGAGTTAGTGACGGCCACCGCAGTCCCTTGCGTGACAGTGCCAACTGCAATCGTGGCTGCAGAGCCAGCAGCGCCTGTTGCGCCGGTAGCGCCAGTCGCTCCTGTCGCTCCTGGCACCAACACAAAGTCAAAGACGGCGGCTGAGGAGGAGCCAGAGTTAGTGACAACAGGTGCAGTTCCTGAAGTGGTAGTGCCGACGGTAATCGTGGCGGCTGATCCTGCAGCTCCTGTCGAACCTGTGGCACCAGTGTTGCCAGTGTCACCCTTATCACCTTTGACAAGTACGAAGTTGAATACGGCAGCCGATGAGGAGCCACTGTTCGTGACGGCCACAGCCGTCCCCTGCGTGACCGAACCGACAGCAATGGTTGCAGCAGAACCAGCAGGACCTGCGGTACCCGCTGGACCAGTTGCGCCTGCAGGACCTGTCGGACCCTGCGCGCCTGCGGGTCCAGGTGCCTGAACAACAATCTCTGTGCGCGTGTCGTTGATCGAGATGATCTGCTGCGTCAGGTCAACTTCTACGGTCATCGCGTCACCTCTGGCGTGACGGTCGCGGCTCCTTGTAGCAATCGAGTCACTACCCCAGCAGCGCTCACAAGTTCAAGATCGTAAACACCGCTGAATGGCGCGGTAAGCCCAGCAGTCGTTGTTGCGGAGATGACGATGGCAATCGTGCCAGCCGATCCTCCAAGCGTGATGCCAGATCCGTTCGTCAGGCTGACGACGCTGCTTGTGGACGAGTAGGTTTCACGCACTTGCATCCGCGCGCTGTAGCCGGTCAGGTTGATTGCGGTGCCAGCGGAGTCCTTCCACGTAATCGTCAGCTCAAACGTCGCGCCCTGGTTGATCGTCAGGTCAAAGCTATTGCCGAGCGCCATCAGCGTGCCAGCCCTTCGCGCTTTCGGTACGCCTCAAGAAGCACCTGCGCTTCAGGGTGCAGTGCGCGTGTTTGGCGAAGGATGCCGCCAAGATCCTGCGAGCCGATCACGCCGAACGGCGAGGTGCGGCTTGACCAGACTGCGCCAGCCTGAATGATTGCGGCTTGCTTGACTGCGCTTGGGACTGCTGGCCAGCCGAAGACGCCGACCACCTTCACGCCGCGATAGACGTCGCGTGGGAAGTTGCGCGGCCACGTGACCGACACGTCAATCTCGTTGTACGGCCAGCCGTCAAGTGCGGCGTTGCCAGGTGCAAGGTTGTAGTCGGTGTTTACCGTCCACGTCGTCTCGTAGGTGCCGTTGCCGTCGTCATCCGTGGTCAGCGTCGTAATGCTCACGAGGTCATCAACGAGGACGTACTTGTATTCCTCTGCCGTGTAGTAGCGCGTCTCCGTCGCCTGACCGAAGCCTTGCTTGCGGTCGGTGTAGAGGTCAATGAGTGCGTCGGTTGCATCGAGTACGGACTGCAACGCCTGATCGTCGGCGGAGTCGCTGATCCCGATGGCGCTCTTGAACTCTGCGAGTGTTGCGTATGACATTAGATGCCTCCGACTGCAAGGACGGTCAGGATTTGACCATTGTTCTCGGCGATAGCATAGAGCGTCTGTCGCTCCATTAGCCGAATTGTCACGTGTTCGCCCTTGCGTAGCACAAAGCCATTAGCAAGGGTCACGTCTGAAGCGCCAATCAACACGTCCTTTGAGTTGTTGGCGAGCGCGTGCAAGTGAATCTCCGTTCCAGCGACGCGACCCTCGACAACGCTCGCAGCCGCAGTCCCCACGCTCATCTGCCTAGACGCTAGATACTGAGTCACTCGTCAATCCCTCTTTCCCGCTCTCTAAGCGGCGTTCGCTTCACGGTGGCTGTATTGCCCCACCTGACCACAATGGCGCGCTCTACGTGGCTCGTAGGTGCCTCTGCGTTGATTTTAGCAGCGCCCTTGCGCCCCAGTTTCTTCAGTCTCTTCCAGATGTCCATTTCCCCTCCTGATGCGAACGGGGTGCCGAGCCGAAGCCCAGCACCCCGCCGCTCAACCTAGTCGCCTACTGATTAGGAAACGTTGGCTGACTTGTACGACTTGACGGCCGTTGTCTGAGCAAGGCCCGTCGCGCCACGAACTTCCACCTTGTAGGAGATCAGGCCGAGGTTCCACGCGAACTCGCGGGAAACTTCAACTCGAACACCGCCAACGAGGGCCGTGTAAATCTGTCCGAGGTCACCGAACAGGATTGCGCCTGCGGTGTCATCGGTCAGGTCAATGAGTGCTGCGCTGTAGACAGGCGCTCCGAGGAGTCGGTCTGCCACATTCGCGTCACCTGCGCGGAAGATCGGCTGGCCCGTTGTATCAACGAGACCAGTGACCACACCGAGCGTGGTGTCATTCATCAACCAGCCAGCCTTAGGAGCGCGTCGGTACGCCTGGTTCACAGACGCCTTGAGCTTCGCAAGGTCGGTATAGGTTGGGTTCACTGAAACGGTGCCTGAGCCAGTTGCGCCAACGGTTGCAGCAGCGGCAACAGCGGTACCAGCGAAGGCACCGTGAGCAACTGCGACTTCCGCGCCGCACTTCTCGGCGATCATCGCGCTCAGGTCAAAGGCTGCGTCTTCGGCAAGCTCTTCGGTGACCTGAATGAT